AGATAACTTCCTTGTAAAAGTATATGTTTTTATATTTGGATTTGTTACTGTTATATCGATAAACAGTTTAGGTCTTACTATATCTTTACTGACAAGATAAGACTGGATCTTTGATATATTAGATATCTTCTCACTATCATCTACCATGTCGTATACTCCTCATATATGTATATATCATTCACCTGTATTCAAAGGCATGATAGCTTGAGCTGCTTCTGAGTTGATACCACCTGCATTATTACCGTATCCTACTATAGCATCTATCTTTATCAGATCCTGAGATATGAGATTGATAGCAGCTTGTACATCTTCCCACGCAGCACAGTGTCTATTAGGTGTAGTGGATCCATCATAGTTAGGTGTATTATTAGCAGACTTGACTACACCAGTTACCATATTGATCGCTGGTTGTTTATATGTACCGATAGTATTAGGTACTGCTCTGGACATAGTCCTACGCATGGAAAATCCTGATATACCACCTACTGTAGAATACCCTGTACTGTGCACTGGACCAGCTACTATATTCTTAGCTTCTACTGCACCATTCAGTGATATACAATTAGAATTGATCAGGAAAGACTTGGCATTGACAGATACTTCATTCACATCCCAAACTGTACATCCACCACCTTTATCATTCTTGAATGACCAGGCTGGTGCATCTATCACCATCTGTCTTCCTGCTTTTATATTGATATCTTCCACAGCTACCATGGTGATATTTTTCTTAGCTAGTTCTATAAATGTACCTTCTTTATTCTTGAGTAGTACACGAGGTACTTCTGTTTCTATCTTGATCAGATTGTCATCTTCATCAGAGATAGATACAGTAGAATTAGCAGCATCTAGTATAATAGTATACTGATGTTTTTCACCAGATCCTTGGGATGTATATAGCTTGATCCGTTTGGCTTCTTTTGTATCTAATTCTAATCCATATGTATTAGAGTCATTCAGATCAGCAGGCTCTTTTGTATTAGCTGCTACTATACCTGTTTTTTCAGTTCTACGTAATTTACCATCTCTAGCAGTAGCAGTCCAGTAGTAGATGTCTGAGTCAGAATAACAATATACTCTAACTTGTTCACCTTTCTTTACATCTGGTACTTTCTTTTCATTAGAAACTTCACCATCATAGATAGCTATGATATAGTTTACTGCTTTCACAGTACCGGCATATCCACCTTTACCACCAGATACCTGATAATCTTTTTCTTTAGCTTTGATATCACCTTCATATGTAGGTAATAGTTCTTTTATGTATACTTTAATTTCTTTACTATCATCCTTCTTATCTTCAAGTACTATACCATAATACTCTATCTTTTTATTTCCATGATTTCCATCATTCATATGAAACTCCATAGTAAACTATAGTGAGTATATAGATACTCACTATAGCTAATATTAAATATCAACGTATCCGTATGCTACCCAACCAAAATTTCTAGCAGAAGCAGTTGTTTTAGTAACTTGTAAAATTGAATTAGAATATACAGAAACTACTGACATATGCTCACATCCACCACCTGCCACATTAGCATATCCTACCCAATTAGAATCCTTGAATTCTTTAAGCATAGGAACTGTATAATAGTATTGACCAGATGCTGAATCAGATGACCATGTACCTGATTTAACTACACCACCACCCTGGATACAAAATCCATTACCAAATACATTATACCAAGTTCTACCATATGTTTCATCTATAGTTTCACCAGAATCAATAATAGTAGATGCTTTTATTTTTTCATTCAGTTCATACGTAAGTGACGATGATGCAGATAGTCCTGTATTATTTATGTCAAGACTATTAGCAAGCATAGTTACACCATATGTAGTAGCAGAAGCAGTAGCTGTAAGTGTATTTTCGTTCACATAGTAAGGAAGTTCGTTGAATTTCAAAGTACCAGTTACTGATCCAAACTTCATTTTGATATTGCCATTATCATCAGTAGCCAGTACAATCATACCAGCAGGTATCACTGGATTTTCTGCTTGTAGATTAGCTTCGGTATCCATGCCAAAATACATGATACCTTTCATTAGTTGTGACATATAAATTCTCCGTATTAATTGAGAATATTTACTGTATATCTTAATGTAATATAACTAATATTACATATATTAATTTTAAGTAGTCAAATTATAAAAATAAAAAATTTTATATATCAAAGATGAATATAGGTGTGGGTGATACATATCACCCACACCTACAGTTCTATCTATCCGAGATCACACTAACATAGTCAGTGTGGAGACAAGATCTCGGATTACTCAGCTCCGTCTTCGGAGCTGATGGCCTGGAACGGATTAATCATGGGGATGTTGATCGTGTTGAAGCCGGTCTTCGGCTTATCAGTATAAGCGGGCTTGTGATCGTTTTCATCCCGCTTGTTGTAGTACTTCTTCACATCCCGCTTTTCATTGAATCCATTCCTGAACACAGTGTTGGAGTGGCCGACATTTGTGTCGTATTCACTCACACTGGTTTTATCGATGAACTGGATGGGAGTAGCATAACGCCCATCGGCATCATCGAAAGTTTTTACGTACCAGCGCTCCAGCTGGTCTTTTTCGTTGTTGTACAAATATGCCACAGCAACACCATCAGCATAATTGGGATTAACCCAATGCGTGGTGATCGCATATTCAGCATACTGATTAGAGCTGACACTTGTCATGTCAACTTTCCGATACTGGGGAGACAGATCTCCCTTACGATTGGTCTTATAAAAGACCTCAGAAGAATTGTTTTTGAACTTGTCCCACCAGATAGGACATTGCAAGTCGAATTCCCGTTCAGTCAGAGACCAGATGGGATCATACTTGAATACGGTTTCATAGACCTTTTTGCCATTCTTGACCATCTTGAAGACGTCAAGATTGGCATAGAGGCCATTGACCGTAAGCAGCGACGATCCCTGCTTGCTGTTCTTGTCGATGGCAAGCGTCGTGAACGCAGAGATCGTGGTGGGATAGATGATCACACTGCCAGTATCAGGATCTTCAAAGAACACGACCCTGGTATACCAATTTTCAGGCATATCCGTGAAACGAGCATATGCCGTGAAGAACAATATACTCATGTCCTTAACCGGTTGTTCCCACATATCTACGACAAACATGTCGGGATCGATGGAAACACCGATCTTGGGCAACTTTATATCACCCACCATGAGCATGGACATGAGATTACGCGAATAATTCGCAATCTCGATAAACAAGTAGCGGGAAGAACCAAGAGGCTCATTATCCATCCCGCTATAGTGCCCTGCACGGTACAGAGCACGGGATGCTGTCATCACCGACGGTTTACCACCACGGATGGTGGTTATCCCGTGCGGATAGCCAGTCATGACCATCTTGTTAATCAACGTAGACTTGGCGTTACCATATTCATTCCCTTTCTCGTATTCACGAGAAACGGGAACAAGTACTTGCTCAGAAGCACTGAGATTGTGCTTCTGAAGAAATCCCATGAACTCCGGTGTTTGAAGATCTTCTTCTTTGTACCACACGCCATTGACATTGTACTTAGTCATAATTGTCTCCTTTATGACTTTTTAGCTCAACATGATTAGTGAGCTAGTTAAAATGATGAGCAGTCTTATACAATCTGACTACTTACTATTAACGTAATATATAAACATAAAAGTTTTGAATTACATACTACTTACTACTATACAGGTATATACCTGTATAGTAGTAAGTAACATATCACTTCTGATTGAAGTAATGAAACGATTTGATCATGATGTAAACTATTATACCAAGTGATAGACTAGCTATAGTAGTATTTCTTACTGTTTTCTTACAGTTGATAACAAAGTATACGAATGATCTTTTTATCTTTAAGATATCCTGATCAGATACGCGAGAAGATGTATACGTATTTATGATCTTAGTAAGTATATCAGCTTTACTATACATATTGGTTTTAGTCATTATACAGTATCTATATGTCTTCTGTATAAGTTCTTGTATAAGTAACTTGATACTTACTATTACATCTTCTTTCTCACCAGTATTATTATTCTTTACCTTGATTATACTATCTTTAAGTTTATGTTCAGCTTGATTAGAAGCCTGATCACAGAACATAACAAGGATAGTTTTAAACATCTCTGGTGACAGATCTCTAAACTTACTAGCGATAGCATTTATGATTTCTATATCCAAGAATCTCGATGGAGATTGTACTTGCATCTGTAAATTAGAGATGATATTATCAAAAGAATTTCCAGTAGCTTGTATGATCTTCTGTCCATCTATCTCATCTACAAGTTTATATCCGGATACTGCTTCTTTCTTTTCTTTAGCTTCATAGTAAAGTCTATTAATTAAAACAAGTTTCTGTCTGAGCCTAGATTGAGTATCTGATATGACATAGATGATATCTTCATCGTTCTCATACTTGAGTAGTGTATCGTAATGTAGAGATCCCTTAGTTACGATATCAGTAGCTCTTTGCTCTAATACTGCTTTCCATGTACCTAGTTTAACTATATCAAATTTATTGGAAAGATTAGCTATCACATACTGCATGGTATCTGGATCTGCACCGAACTTGTAAGAATGATAAATGATAGATGTGAAGAATTTATAATGCAGTAATTTAAACAGAGTAAATAATCCAGTATGTTTTTGTTTATCAGACAGAGATTTCTCATTTAAAATTCTATATGAAAGATAAACTACCATCTGGTTATATACATCATTAACGATGACCCAGTCATTATTAGTAACTGGACAGTTTTTGATGATAGACATAACTTCTTTTGGATTTATCTGGAATATAGAATAAAACAGAGATAAGTCTGTCTGTGTAAAGTATATAGGAGTTACACCAAGCATAGCTGTGTTCAGTGCCTGGTTATGATCATTCTTGGTTTCAAAGAACGTACAACATTCTACAAGGTTTTTGATATGATAGTCAGTTATAGGAGACTGAAAATTAGGTAGTCTATTAAAATTATCTTTAAAGTAATTTTTAGAAGCAGGCATATACGTATATACTCCTAATATGTGTATCGATATCAAAAAATATCATACTACTATATCCATATACACTACTACATATACTCTATAGTAAGAGTATATGTAGTAGTGATGTTATATATTACTTATTTTCATATATATTCTTGAATTTTGCGTATATCCTGATGAAGTATCTGTCTATCTTTGCTTTATCTATATCTCTTACGTATAGTTTAAGTGTGCTATAGAAACGACCAAGTATCTCCTGATGTGTAAATACAGTAAAGATATACTTATCGTAAGCTACTGCGATATAGTTACAGATAGAGTATATAGTCATGAAATCATCATAACTGGATACATTATATCTGACAGCTATATCACTGAATGTACTCTTATACTTGTGTGGTACGTCATTGATGATATCAAAGTTATTGATAAGATCTTCAGCTACACGTTCTAGTATATTATTGAGATATGTATAGTTATATTGAGATATATCAGGAGTTTCTTCACTGTCATCATCAGTAGTAACTATATCTTCTACATCTGTAACATTTTTAGTATTTGTATTATTAAACTTATTATCAATGAGATTATTTTTGATGATAGATTTCAATTCATCGAAATTATTACAATCAGTAGCATATCTATTTATTATATTACCACTGTTGTTGTGATCTATTACCATGTATTTCTTGGTGTGTGTTATATCACAACAACATTCTACAATGTAAACATTAGGTATTTCATTAATAAACTGATACAATGTACGATTTATGATAACATCTTTAACTTTATCATAACTCATTACTGTATATTTGTTATTATTGATCCTGATAGAATTATTAGTTACTACGATAGGATATTTACTATCACTGTATACGGAGTATGTATCATCATTCTCTCTGGTAAAGAATATACCATATCTGTACACGAGATCGATGAACTTAAGTTGTGTGATTTCACTATAACCACATCCGTATATAGTGAATAATTCAGCAATCAATTTATTAAACACTAAAGGACGTACACGCATATCAGCAGTAAATGAAGATGAATTAATATATTCATCTTCATATATCCAATCATATTTAAACGGATGTTTTGCAAGATGATTAAAATATAAAGAGATGTCTTTGTAAAATTTATTATACATATCTAAACTATAACAGGAAATAAAATATTTAGTACACGGATCGTAAGCATACATGCTTGTTATTTCATTAGAATAGACATTAGTCACTATGATACATATAGTTTCATATTTATTATTATTATATCTGATATTATTTATTACATTAGATTTGATAAGTCTACCAAGACTCAGATGTTCAGAATATACGGGATTAGACACATAGAAAGTTACTGTGTGTGGTATGTTATTCAGTATAGTGTATACTGTAAATTTATCTTCTTCTATATACTTTAATACAGTATTTCCGTATATACGTATAACAGTCTGTAAAAGTCGTTCTGTAGTAAGACCATCTTCATCTTTATTTATATCGAAAAACAAATCATCTAGTTCATTATTAAACAGTTTATGACTCATGTCTGTATGCTCCTTATATAGTTAGATTACTGATACATAATAGTAGTATACTAGAGTACTATATAGTACTCTAGTATACCATCCCACCTCTAACCACAGATTTCACTAAGCTTGAGATTATTAAGTAAGTTATCCACATGTTTATCGAACTCAGTATGTTCTTTATACATACTGAGTAGACTTTCATGTGTAGGTATCTTATCCTTGAATGCATCACACTGATATTGGTTCTCAGGACAATATCCTAATACCTTACAGTTTGCTCCTGCATTCTTGAACAGATCCGGTTGAACTTCCTTACAGAGTCTTAGCATCTTATTAGCAAGATCTCTGATCTCATACTGAGCTCTATGACAACATCTAATCTTAAACCAATCTCTGAGAGCATGACAATTAAATCCGAGGATAGCTTTAAACATAGTAGCTTGTGGTTTGAGATATCTTGCATCTTCATCTTTGATACCAGAAGCTATAGCATGTTCATACATCTGTCTGGAGATATCTATAAATTGTTCATATGTGAGTGTGATAGACTGATCTTTAAGATCGGATATATGTGATCCTACTGTACATGTATATGTACGATCTTTATATTCATCTTGTAGAAATACCTTCGGTAGTACCATATCGTATTTTCGCTTAGATTTGAGATCTACGCGTCCTGATTTGATAAGGTAACTTGCCATACGTTTTCTGACTAATTGTGTCTCACAGACTCTACTGTAGCCTTCTACACCGAAGACAAACCAATCAAACTCCGTAGCGGCAAGATGTCCTGAGTTTAAGATATTATTTACTATTTTAGCATTATACTCAGAACTGATGATTTCTTCTACAGATCTTTCAGATGAAACAAATCTAGCAGCTATATCTGTATAGCATCTACCACCACCTGCTATAAGATATACCTTACCATCACCAACATAACTTATATTTGTTTTCTGATTGTCATATAGCATACGTGATATACTCCTTGCTATAGTATATACCAACTCTATACTAAAGTAATATATCTTTAAAAACTAAATCAGTATATGTACGTAGATATACAGTAATACTCTCTTTGATAGAGAGTATTACTGTATATAGATATCTTGATTATATCACTACTTAGAAGTAGTACTAGTAGTCTTCGTACCAGATGTTACAGTAGGTGTAACAGTCTTCGTGGTAGACGGAGTAGAAGCAGCAGCAGCTGTTGCCTGTGCATTAGCACAATCACACTGAGCAGATGCACTACCAAACCAGTTGGTAGGATCAGCCATCTGGAATGTGCGTTCATCAGCACAATGACCGATGATTTCGTGGATCACCTGCTGATCGACAACGATAGCGATCTTACCACACATAACAGTGGGATTATCACGTTCCGTAAGTTCAAGGACATAACACTCGTTAACGTGATGCGGATTAGGATCAGTAACGAAGGTATTCTTGTCTTCCAGATCCACACCAGCATATCCGCTAGAAGTCTTTTCAGCTTTACGGAAAGTAAGCTTAACAGCTTTACCACCACTGAGTACTTTCAGGTAGTTAAAAGCTGCAGAGATCATAGCACGATCAACGACAGTACCTGCCCTGACCTTGGCACTCTGATCGATAAGAACATTAATGTCAAGCATCGTAGTAGTATTAGCCATATCTATATACTCCAGTTATATGCTAAGACTTCTTAGCTTCTTCTGTGGTGGACGTAGTTGTAGTAGTCGTACCAGACTGCTTCGTATCAGTGGTAGAAGTAGTACTAGTAGTCTCAGCAGCAGGAGTAGATTCTGCAGATGCTTCTTCAGCAGGATGCTTTACAGCATAGGGAACACTAGGAGCTGCAGCAGGATCATCATCTACGATACCATTCTTAAACCATGCACCTTGAGGTTCGGCAGACTTCCATCCGTCAGTCTGTGTCCATGTAGTAGTATCAACCATACGGAATTCTACATCTTCGGTAAGGTTCTTACCAAGCACAGCGTGCATGAGCTCGGCAGATGCGACTACTGCGATAACCTTACGGACTGTGGTAGGATCAAGCGTAGCTACAGAAGTAAATACATAGCATTCATTTTCAGACTTATCGTATTCGTGAGGAATTACGAATGTAGTCTTACTCATCATGTTTACACCTTCATAACCATCAGCAGTCTTACGAGCCCTACGGATGATCACAGATACAGGCTGACCCCATGTGTTCACACGGATCACACGAAGTGCTGCTACCAGCATAGCCTTTTCAAGGCACGTACCTTTAGGCATATTACGGATAGCTTCAAGCAAGATGTCAACATCCAACATCGTATACGGTGTATTAAATTTTTCCATGTTTAATAATCTCCAGAGATATATTTACTATAGTACTAAGTTAATCTTAGCATATCATCAAGTCTTATTTAGGTATAGTCTTATTTACCTATATTTACATAATAAAAATTATACTATTCTACATCTCTAAAAGGTTGTTAAGTTATATTAACTACTGTATATAATAGTATGGATTAACTACGACTTCGTACTTCATATATCTCTAATTCTTTTTTTAAGAGATAGTAGATATATAGTTTTACTCTTAAAAAGAATTAAAGATATATTCCGTACTTATTGTATTCTTACAACGTAGTCTTATATAAGACTTACGTATTTTTTAATAAGTATAATTAAGAAATTATACTTACGTCTTTCTAACGAAGTATATACATAAGAAAGATACGTATATCCTATCTTACGATAGGATATACCTATCTCAACTGTATATACGAGTGTAACCTTATGTACGAATTAAGTAGTAAAATAACTTCAAAAAGATATAAATAGTATAGTTGATATATAGGGCCTAGGCCCTATATATCAACTATAAATTATTCTTCTATAACTAAGTTCTTCATATATGTATATTTATTCTGATTACATTTATAACAATATAAATTATAACCTACTATAGATTTCTTATAAATAACATTTAAATTATTACATCTTTTACATCTGAATATTTCATAGTCTGATACATTTATTAGTTTAGAACCTGTATTGATATATTTATTATTACTATCATTATTTAAGTATTTGTAATTAGTATATTCACTGTTAATATTGTTAATTAGATTAAAATAAAGGTCTTTTATAGTTTTTATGTATTTTAGTATCTTAGGTAATTTATTTTCTTCTAATTTACTTATATAGATAAAATCATATTTCCTGACTAACAGTCTTATTATATTTAGATATCTTCTTCTTAGTAATATATCTAATTTGAAATTTATATTACTTATTATTTCTTTAGAAGTATACTTATCTGTTTTTGATACTCTTATACCTTTAGATAACTTTTCTATCTTATCTGCTATTTTACTTAGATTAACATCTAAAGAATATGTCTGTTTAGACATATTCTTTAGGAATCCGTTCTTATCGAATTTTATAATAGTTTTCTTATTTCTATATATTCTTGTACTAGGTATACTTACTTTATTGTTTATATAAACTATTAAATAGTATTTCTTATATGTTTTCTTTAGTATAGTTTTTATCTGTTTATATTCTTTTAGATATTCTACATTTATATGTAGTTTGTATCTTTCTATATCTGTATTATCGATATATCTATCTATGATTAATTTATCGAATAGTTGTAAGTTATTATATCCTGCTATTACTTTACTTGATATAAGTATTTTATTTATTTTATCTATTTTTGATGGTAATTTCTTATATGGTTTACTGTAGGATTTATATAGTGATATGTGATCATTATTGAACTTTTTACATATGTCATTTATCATTGTTTTGTTAAATATACTTAACCAGTAATTTATCTTGTTATGACTTGTTATATATCTTATAAGACATCCGTATGAACAATATATTTTTAGATTGTTTAAAGTTGGATCTGATCCTATGTTTATATTTCTATAATCTATAAGTTCATTATAGATTTCTATGTAAGTATCTTCTATCAATTTTAGTATGGTATTATTATCTTTTATAGTAAAACTATAAACTATCATTCCGTTTATTTTACTACTGTTATACATATTTGATATCCTTTTTCTATATACATATACCACACACAGTGGTATATGTATATAGTAATCACATAAGTGCTCCACAGTGTTTACACAATTTTGGATATAAATGATCGTATTCAAATTCACATAGTTGATTATTAAAAAATTCTCCACAATTATTACAAAGGATCGTATCTTCATTTGAAACTGAAACTTTACAAGTATCATTAGAATACGCAGATATATATTCTTTCATTATTTTTATAAATCTTTTTGAAAGATAATCATCATTATCTATGATATTGATATGTTTGTATTCTTTACATAGTTCTATAGCGAATGCATGTATATCGATATCATGTCGTTTAAAAAATAGATCTACTACATTTTTTATTTGTGATTTTACTTTATAATAGTAATTTAAATCATTTTTTTTATCTATCAGTTTACTCTTTAGTTTATTGATTAAAAATGATGTTTTACAAAATGATAGTATATCAAATATGTTTTTATCATAACTAAGACAACAATCATAGTTATGAAAGTCATTATGTATATATGTAGTGTATTCTCTTAGATTGATATCTATATTAAAACAATCTGATTCTGTATATGGTATACGTTTTACATACAAAGTTTTCCTTACTAAAATATACCAAGTTTTACATATCTTCTTTAAGTATACGTTTGCTTTATGTATATCTTTTAAAATAAATGATGTTTCATTTGTTTTAACATAATCCGCATATTCTTCAAATATACGTAGATAATGTTCATTTATGTAGTTATCACATCCTAATATGGGTATATCCAAACATTCTTTATTAATATTTAATTTTAGATAATTACAAGATTCATTTGTATCTTTATTATTTAAACATGTATAGTATTTTTTATAATCTTTTATAACTTTATGTATCGTATAGTCTATCAATCTGTCTGATATCATATCAAATTTATTTTTAAATGATTCATCTTTTAGAATTTGTAATTTTATCTTACTGAAGTCTTTAATATTGTTTATTAGTAAATCATGAGGTATATAGTTATAATTATAACTATAATCAAATCTATCTTCACCTTTAACAAGATGAATTAAATATTCATATAAGTCTATATAACCATTCATGATTTTCTGAAATTTATCATATATGTTATCATTGTTATTGATTATTTTTATATAGTAGTCTTTTTTTAATGGAGTATTTCTTTTATTATCTATAAAGTCTATCATGAATATCTCCTTTGTATATTATCCATATATTTTTACTTGTTTGTATAGATAAATAATATATATCTGTATAGTAGATTGAATTTTATGATTACGTGTATATTTAATACAGGAGTATATCTAATATGAAAGAATCTATCTCTGATATATGTATAGCTACTGGATCTAAGTATAGTAAATACAAGTGTAGTGAATACATCTGTAACTGTACTGACAGTAAGATACTTATAGAGAAATGTAGAGAATGTAAGTATGGTAAGATGTTGATAGAAACATGTAGTACGAGTAAGTACATGATGATACGACATCTTACAGACACTGATAGTAGTGATGATATACTTAATGATAAGGAATTAAGTAAGCTTGAGAATGATATCTGTAGTACTGAAAAAGAAATGATATATAGAGATGTAGTTAAGTATCTCTATGAAAAGTACAAGAATAGTGCTGATTTTGGTATAAGTTTTATTAAGATCCTGATGAGTAATCATGGGTATAAAGAACATGATGGATCTGATGATGAGATACGGAGTATAGCTGCTGATAATAATCTTACACTTATATGTAGGCGTAAGAGATGGTACATAGTGAATGATGATATCTTGGTTGATTACTTATATGGAAATAATGATAAATCCTCTTAGGATTTAAATATGAGCTAAATTTCGGTATATCAGATATGATTACTAAGTATATGTACATACTACTACTATACTCTCTCTTTATAGGAGAGAGTATAGTAGTATACGTGTATCCTATATCGTTATGTTGCTATTACTCTACATCGATAGGATCTACTTGTCTTACTTGTGCACTAGCTCGTTCTTGTTCATCCAATTCCTCTAGAGTCATACCTGCATCAGATCCAAGTTCTTTCAGTTTAAGATTAGACCACTTCATAGCTTCTTTTTCTATCTGGTCTACTTCCTGTGTAGTGGTAGCATACTGGATCTTCTTGGTGAATGACCATTGTATCGCAGATACTTCTGCCATAGTCTTGATGAACTTGATATTATTCTCTATGATGTCTTCACAGAAAGTCTTCTTATCAGGTATGTATTCATCTACACGCATATCCAGGAATGTATCTATGTACGGAGTGATAGCAGTATCAGGATTAGCAAGATAGTCTCTGGCTTCCTGAAGCTGGATCATCCATGTAGCCTGTTCAAACTGTGTAGTATACTTACCTGAAGATCTCCATCTGACTGCTTCTATCTGAGATCGTACACTGAGAGATGCGTTATACTTTGTTTTATCCAGGTCTCTGTTATCTACCCATTTTTCTTCTTTAAAAGACCACGTATATGTATCTGAAGGTCTTTTCGGGAAGTTATTGTATTCTTCCTCTGTAAGACCAATCATACACTGATTACAAATAGAATTAGGATCAAGATTCAGGTGTCCTGATTCCAGGATAGTAGCTTTCAGTTTAAGCCATGTTTCTGTCTTTTCATCAAACTTGGAAGCTTGAAATTGTGGTCCTGTTTTAGTAGTATATTTATAATTTTTAGCATCAGCTTCTTTCTTCATCATGGTACCTATGTAGAATTTTGTATCTTCTTCATAGGCCCATACCTGATAGTCTGCTTGTTCCAGGAAAGATTCACAGTAAGATTCTACTTCCTGTACTTCTTCCTCAGACATGTACTTCTTACCTATCCTAAACTTCTCTTCGTTATTCTCATCTGTGTAAGTAACTTTACCTACATAGAAAGCATTATTCAAGATAGGTTCATAGTAAAGTGCAGTATACTCAAACGAGAATACAGGTTTTTCATCTTCGATATCGAATTTGATACCATGCGTAGTGATTGATCCTTTGTTACCTACCCAGGTGAGTACATTCCTGGAATGTTTATTGTAGGTTACTTTAGGATTTATTTCATTTTTAACATCATCAGGAAGATCATCAGGTAGTGTACGCCTTTTGATAAACTCAGACATCGTGGATATACTCCTTTGTGTATGTATATGTATACTATCCTACATATAAGTATATATGTACTATGGTAGGATCTGTATCCATTCTGCATTTTCTACTAGTGTCATACCTTCATCTATCTCTTCTTGTGTAAGAGGAGTAGGTGCAGCTGTAGATACGGTAGGTGTCAAATCTGCTACTAATCCAAATAGTGTAGAGATATTCGTAGCATTGTTATTCACAGACTGCATCACGTTATATACGGCTTTAGATGTAGCCAGTGAATTGGAACTATTTGTTTCTGTCGAGTCGGATTTGGCATTAGGCAAGTTACCTAATCCTACGTCATATTTATCTACCTTATGTGGATTGGATTCATTTGAAACATGTAGATTGAATCTCTGTAACATATCTGTTACATTTACTTGGATATTATTTACTTGTTCAAATACATCTTCTATGGTATTTCCCTTACCACCAGTCCAGTAAGCTTTACCATTTGTTGTGCATGGGTCTTTTACACCTGCTGATGTATTTGGACCATTCTCCAATATACATGTATATGAATATCCATCAGATCCTCTGACTACACAGAACTTTTCGTAGTTCAGTTTACTATCATAGGTATGTGCTTTACCTATCTGTAGATTATACAGGTGAGAGAAGATCAGATAGAAGATACCATTGAACTCTTCTCTGTCTGGTGCTTTACCACCAGATGCTAGTGGGATCGTATATATATCCGTAAAACCTTGGTTAAGATTTACTAACGATGCATTAGTTTCTGGTATATCGGATTTAGATCCGTTTGCACCAAAAACATTGTAAAATGTTTTAGCATTCATAGGTGTATAAACTCCGTATATGTGTGAATAATAACGGAAATATTATTATATATGTTCGGTGATACTTAAATCATAGAATTTCTTTCAGTAAATAACTATAGTAAAATTCTATATAAGATATATACGATATGGACATAATACTATATTTCACTATGGCCACACATATAACACATATATAGGAGATGATCTATGTATTTTCCATCGCAAGTTGTACTGATCCCTGAGAATCAGGCTAAGCTCCATCCTGAAAGGTATTTGATCCTGGATGGATCTCCAGTCAATCCTAAATCTCTACCAGAAGCTATCCAGAATAATCCTGAGAATGCTAAGATCCCTGTGACTGCATATACGAGTATCCCTAATTTTACTTCGCCTGAGAACGCAGTCACACGTACTGGTGCAGTCGTATCTAGTGGTATATCGGATCGTGGACTGGGTAGTCTTGGTTTTGCTCAGTATGCGTTCTATGAGATTCCTACTGAAGCACGTAAATTTAACGTGATGCAGCAATGGATCACGGAAGATCATACTGCTGCTGGTAAACCCAGTTTCATTGGTTGGTTCTTCCATCCTGACCATAAGGAGATGACGTGTTCTGGTGTTACCATGATCGCTCGTATCGGTAATCCTGGTAATCCTCCTTGTATCACTCCTGTACCTAAGGTATTTAAGATTCAAGGTACGCATAATAAACGTACAGATAAGGAACATATCTGGGAAGATATCACAGATGATCTTAGATATACTCGGTCTATGTGGACATTCATGCAGCCTGTTAATCTTGACTGGGATGCATCTCAGATGCCCGCATTCCGTGGTTTTCGTATCCTGATCTCTGAGTGGGAATACGGTGGAGTATCTGATAAGAATCTTCTGTTCCCTGGTTTGTACAGAGCTAGATTTAATTTCGTAGAAGATGAAGGATTGATTGGTCTTCCCAAGATGGATGCACCTGAAGGATACAAGTATGTCCTTGACCTTCAACCATATATCACTAACACTACCGTTATCGATAGTGAAGGTAACGAAGTATCCAAAGAAAATGCTAAACCACTTGCTATGTATGATGAAGAAAAAGTCTTTGCGTATATAGACAAGATGGTGAAATCCATCAAGGATGAAATCAATACAGAGATTTCTATCAAGGGTACGGATATGATCCGTATCGATAGTCTTGTTAAAGAAATCGTAAGTAAGCATATCAAAGCTAAAGAAGGTGTAGATGAAGTAGTAAAATCTGCTATATCTGAGTATACTACTTCTCTTGAAGAAAGACTCAGTAAGTTTGATGAGCCTTATCTTACTACTGTTATTAAGACTAAATCTGATATCGAAACATTTGTTTTCAATGTAGAAAAATCTCCTGTACAGGAAATCTATACAGTATCTGATAGTAATATTGATAAGAGATATGTTCATGTAGTATTGCCTAAGGATCCTACTGATGGCGATTGTCTTATCGTTACTAACTACTGTGTAGATGGACACGCTACTATCATCACTACACATCCTGATACGGAACATAAACTTATGCTGAATATGGGATTGTCTAATGGTGTTAATGATATCAAGCATGGTAAGCGTATCACGATGAATGTATATGGTAGAGCTGCACGTATCGTATATATCGACAATGTCTGGAATGTTACATTGGCCTAATATGAGTCAGACAGGAGATACTATATGAGTCTTGCAGCTAGTGTAGGATTTAAGAACTCATCATTATTTCCCTATCTGAATACTAATACAGCATTTGACATGGCCACATGTACATATCTCCAGGGATTCGATGGTAGGTGGTATATGTACGGTGGTGTAGGTCCTGTGACAGGCGTAGTAGGTAGATCTGGATACTATAAGTCTACTATCATCGATTATCTTGCAAGTCAAGTACTCAGGATTTATCCTAGATCTGAAGTATATAAGCTTGATACAGAACAGACTATGAACATGTATGACAGATATGAGAATAATCTTTCTGATATCATGTCTCCAGAAGAAATCGTAGATAGAGTACATATCACTAATAAAAGTGAAATGAACTTTAAGGAGTTCGTTGAACTTATCAAGAATATAGGTAAGATTAAACAGGAAAGAAAAGATGAATATCTGGTAGAAACGCCATTCCTTGACAAGTTCTCTGGTAAACCTGTCAAGTTTATGGTACCTACTATCATCATTCTTGACAGTATATCTGAGTTAGTAGTTACAGCTAATGTAGATATCCTGTTGAGTTCCGATATGGAAGATAAGAGAGCTAATACAGCTGATCTTGTCGATGGTAGAGTCAAGAAACGACTGATGTCTGCACTTACTATGTGGGCAAGAGAATATGGTATCTATTTCTTCGTATCTGCTCATGTAGGAGATAAGAAAGATCTGGATATGTATCATCCTGAGCCTTCGCAGAATCAGTGGTTATCTTCCTCTGATAAAATCAAATCTGCCGGTAATAATTTCTTCTTCCTTCCTAATCTATTGTTTCAGTGTGGTAAACCATCTCCACTGATCAATAAGGAGAAGATGCCAATCTATCCTCTTAATGAAGATAGTAGTACACACGACAGGATTGATTTGAATTCTTTACCTGTAAAGATCCTCAGGAATAAATCTAATATCACTGGTGGTGTTATTCCATTCGTATGTAGTCAGACATCTGGTATCAACAGTAGTTTGACTTATTACGATTATCTTGTCAAGAATAATGTACTTGATAAGACTGGATATAACTACAGTAGTTGTTTGTTCCCTGATGATCTTAAGTTGAATAGAAAGAATGTACGTAAGGAATGTGCATCCAACTACAGACTTAGTAGAGCACTGGAACTGATATTCCAGTTATCCTGGTTGAATGACTACTGGAATCTGTCCAGACTCTCTGTGGATGTACCCAAGACTGCTGAGCTTCTACTTGAAGGTATCAATCGTAGTAAGTCTATCACTATCGATGATATCCTGGAAAGTAGAGGATATTGGACTTATGATGATAAATGTGATCGTCCGTATATGTCCTTGATGGATGTATGTAGTATGGTAGTATGTCCAGAAGAGATCACAGTACAAGTACCTGATACTATCACTACAGATACTGATAAGAAGAAAAAGAAATAATACACATACGTACAAGTATAGAGTATATACTCTCTCCTAGTGATAGGAGAGAGTATATACTACTAGTAGTAGTTATTTCTTGTCCTCAGGAATATGTTTGCCAAAGTATTTTTCTTTGAATTCGTTGTATGATATTTTACTATTTTCTTTAAATTCTTCATATGTCATTTTATTATTATGTATGTTATTTTTATTATGTCTCTTTTTAGTTACCCATGTATTTATGTAATCTATTATCTTCATGGGTATCGATAGTATATAAGCTATACCTACACCGATGCCTATAATTATAAATACAGTAGCTATAATTACTATTGCAGCTAATGCTAATACGGCGATAAAAGCTATAGCAGGTAGTAGTATGATGAATGTAACTAGAGATTCCAATGCTGCTTTTACACCACTACTAAAACTTGATTCTATAAGTACTAAGTTATTTCTATCCATAGTTATATCACCGTTGGTTTAAACTGTTGAAGATTCTTTACATTGAATCTATCCATATCAGCTACATTTAACTCATCTATGATTTTCATTATAGTATTTAAAGTTTCTAACTTATTTTCATGAGTTCTGTAATAATCAAATCCCAAGATAGGTACTACTTCATTATTAATTAGTGTGTGTCTGTTTATTATACCAAACTTATATGATTTATCTATAGTGTCAAAGAAGTATACTTTCAACCCACGCTCATCTATGTGATATACGATACATTTGACATAGTGTACACCATGATCACCGTGATTTACTTTCATATCGGATTTAATCAGTTTGACTGTATCACGAGTATCCATAGCTACAGCTACTTGATATTCTCGTATTACTTGATACAGATATTCTAAAAGTAAATCTAATCTATCTGTAGTTTTATCACTGATATATGATTGATTAAACTCTTTGATATTTAATATCCACTTATTGTATAGATTATTATCGTACTCTTGGAGAATATTACTCATTAGTTTTTTCCTCCTTTTTTGTTTCTTCTTTTTCATTTGTATCATTCTGTTTATTTTTCATTTCTTCTATAAGTTTAGGTAATTCATTATTCTGGAAATTCATTTTGATGATCAGCATCATGATGATGACTTCAACTACTCTATATGAATTAAGTGATAGCCTAAATCCAGTATCACTATCTTTAAGATCTATGAATACATCATAACAGTTTACACCAGCATCTGTACGTATGGATTTGATATCCTTCACATTGATTACACAGTCAGGGAATCCAGGAAGATGTTCATTATTCTTCCAGTAGAAATATTCATGCATACGCCAGTCTATGATACCTACAGTAGATGTATTTAATTTAAACAATTGTTCTATAAACTTAGATTCTTTTTCATTCAGTTTCATATTAAGACTGACCATACGAGACAGTAAGATGGATGATCCATCTACATAGTTTTCAAACATATCCATATACCTCCTGTGTAATAGTAATATATATTTACATACGTTTTTATTTGTGAATAAAATTATACTATCTATCCTATATATAGGATAGATAGTATATATAGACAGTATAGTTAAAAATGTTTTTTAACCATATCTACGATGATACTAGACATAACCTTAGCATGTACAAGCTTAGACATATCTTCATTAGACATAGACTCAGTACTATGCTGGATACCAGACTGAAGATGATACGCCATCTCATTGTAGATACGTTCTACCAGTGTATTCTTCTGCCAATACATGAAGTAGAACATATATACATAATCTTCGATGTTGCTTGTATCATTATTGATCATCTGTTCAGACAGTCTGGAGATATTATCCACAGCAGAAGATTTAAACACATCCTTGGACATACCAGCTGGGATAGCTGTGTTATTAGTAGTGATGATATCCGTGATGTAGTTATTCATCACCACTTCAAATGCATGTTTAAGATTATGTTTATATACTTCTTTATTATTACCTTGGATAGATTCAGTATAAGATTTGATCTTATTCTGTACATTATCCCTGGTAGTCAGTAGACGATCAAGATCCACTCCCATGACAAGATCACTGTGTTCACATTTGTTGTAAATACAATCCAGTTTATTCTTGTTATGGTAGATCCTGAGATAGTCTTTCATCATGGTCATCACATCGATACCACGATTCTGAGCATTCTGATATGCTGCTTTATTGATCAGCCTAGGTGTGATCAGGATAGTATCCTTGAATTCACGTAGCATCAAATCAAGGTATACCACGATACATTTTTGAAGATCAAGCACACACTTGGCATTATTGATGACAGCATATCGTTCACTGTACTGAAGCTTCGTATCAGTGATCTTATTCACTACGTTGTTGATATCTATCTTGGCAAACCACAATGCATGTTGTAGTTGTTTGCTGGTATAGTTATATCCACCAGATGTAGTAAATACAGACTTAAGCTTATTGAAGCTATCTTTACTATACAGAGAAGATGCGATAAGATTATAGAGAAGTTCCTTATCCTTTTCTATAGCTTTATCTTCTTCATCTTCTACTTCAGTAACTGTATTTTCAGTGACAGGCTTACCATTAACATTGATGTTGATATTACTATTACCAGTATCATCGTTAACAGTAGCATCTACTTCAGTATTTTCATCTGTAGTAGTATCAGTTACTTCAGTAGTATCTGTAGCAGATGTATCATCAGTGTTTACAGTGGTATCAGGATCATCGATAGCAGATTCACCATTGACTGTGATTTCACTATTAGCTTCAGTTTCATCATCAGTACGGATAGTGATCACTACTTCTTTAAGAAGATGATTCTTGGTATCACTAGACATATTGATGTTGGTAGTAGTTTCTACTGCCTTGATCAACGGCTTGATATTCTTGATACTAAGTACATCTACATTAAAGTTGAATTTACCGCAGAGTACTTTAGCGATATCTTCTACTGTAGCTTTATACTTATCTTCAAGTTTATCGATATCGATGTAATCAAACTTGATATGATCAGTGTATGCACCATCAGTAGACGTATATCCGTTATAAGCATCCATACGTGCTTTAAACAGAGCATTAACCTGATCAGTAAGCTTGGATACTTCTTCAGATACGGTATTTACCAGTACATCTCTGTTCTGGTGATACGTAGTACCAAACTTCAGTGCGATATCATTGATGATATCTTTATCGAACTTACCACGAGTAGTTTCAAAATACTTATCTACCAGTTCAGGTACAGTGATATCATCAGTACCATTATAAGTACTGATGTACAGAAGGATATTTTGAGCTACATCATCAAGCAATTCACTTTTTTCTTCTGGATTTGTATTTTCAACTGCATCTGTGTTTACGTCATCCAGCATATCAGGATAGTGATCTTTAAAATTGAATTTATTAAACATTCTACTACACCTATATGTTAGACTTTCTCAAAAGGTTGAGCAATTTTATTGATGATAAAATTACTGAGTTCTTGTTTATCAGCATTCCTGCTAGATGTCATCAAGTCAGTGGCTTTCATAGCGATAGCATATATCAGCATATTCTTGATCTTATTTACTGATACTTTTTCTTGTTTCACAGTGCTCATCACTAGCATCCTTTTTGATTGTATGCGTTAGTATAGACGTACTTATGTATAAATATATATGTACTATCTATAACTTGACCAAATAATTAACTGAAATACACTTGATATTTTCGGAGATACTTTTATGAGTAAGTCTCGCTATGACATTATGAGAAAAATGACATATGGAGAAGGGGATACACCTGAAAGCTTATTCTGTAAAGAATACATGGCATTAAAATATAAGCTTGGATATCTGTATATCCAACCAGGTATGGAAGGATTAGGAGATATCTTAGGTAGATTTGCAGTTAAAGCATTACGTAGTTTTGCTCACGGTTTAGGTAGTCTGGTAGGTGTTGTATTTAAAGGTGTAAGGAATATAAGTGAGAAATCTGTATTCAAATACAAAGACCTATTAGGTATATGGAAAACTAGAGTATGGAAAGATGCACGTAATGTGGATGGTGTTAAGTTTGATAACTATGTTATAAAAGTACCACCATATCAAATCTTGAATGCCAGAGTCATGGCTATTGCTACTATCCATCAGGCTATAGGTAATATCAATACCATTTTTAATGAATCTGTAGCTTCAGGTAACTATTGGCTTACGTCAGATTGTCAGAAAGCTATCAACGCTATGGCAAAGATCGGATATAACGCAAGACACTACGATATGATGGTTGATGGTGTATCTGCTTCATATAAAAGATCATCTATCAGACAGTCTATGTATTTGCATAAGTATACGCTTAAGAATATCATGTCTTTGCTAGACAGGATGTCTAAGATCATAGACTATGCTGATCCCTCTTATCTACAAGACCTAGAAGATAAATTAAGTAAACTTATAGATAAAGTAAATGATCAGGAAGGAGAGATCCTGAGTGATCGTTTAGATGATGATGATACAGATGGTAAGAAAGTATCTCCGAAGCAAACAGTGGAAAAAGAATATAACGTCAAGATGCGTGCTGCACGGTTGTGGTGGGTGACACACTTCGTGAGATCTGCGTATATAGTAACACTTGACGTAGTGAATGATCTAGAAAAACTTGTCAAAGCAACTGAAAGTTGTGTATCTTCAGATTAACCACTAAAGACGTATAGTTTTACTAGTGGGAGGATTAACATGAAAGACATCTTTATGTACGATTTAGATCACTATGCTATCTTCACACACGAGATAGATAATAAGGCAGATATCAGACAAACTGAATCTACGTATAAAGATACGTATGATAAGTTTAAGTCATATCTTCAGAATGATGTAGAGAAGTCTAAGAATATTAAATTCTCTACAGAAGCTTTGCAGAAGTCTCATTTGAATAAAATCAACTATGAGATCTTCGGTAAGACATCCAAGCTTATTTCTAAATTTCTGATAAAAGAAAATCATAAAGCTAATGCTGTTATAGATAATCTAAGTAACCTCAGTAATGCCAGAACTAATCTTGAAATTTCATATAACGTAAATCAGATCAGAGCTATCAATGATAAGAAGTTGTCTTCTATCAAACTAGAAGCTGTGGAACCTATCTCTACCATACTGAACAGACTTACGTATCTTGATCTTGCATTTACTGAGTTGTCTGATTTTAAAGCTATCCTGCTTGATGATAAGAATACTTTACAAAATAAAGCTTACAACTATCTCAGGACAGCTAATACTTTTAATAAGAAATTGAATAAGCCAGGATATAGTAAGCGTAGTTTTAATATCACATTAAAAGATGCTGGATATACTAATACATCTATCGACAAATTAACTCAGTTGTTGTATAAGTTGACAGATAAAGTAAATACGTTCTATTCTGATACGTATATCAAGATACCTCCGTATGGAGATAAAAAGAAAACGTATTTCAATAAACTGATAGAATCTCTAAAAGAAACATTCGTAGGAGAATCTACAGGATATCATACACTTAAACAACTTGATGATATATCTCATATCACTACTCTGTTTAAGGATGTAGTTATTCCTACCTTGTATAAGGATATCATCACTACTACTAATCTGTTTAATGTAATTAATGATGATTCTTATATAGATCATTTTACTATCAATATCCTAGAGATGGATATCGTAGAAGAAATCCATATGGATAGCTTCGCTAAGGAACATAGTAAGAATAATCAGAGAGAATATTTCAAACTTACACTAGACAGAATTCTGTATAACTTGGATGATGTAGTCAGGGAATGTAGTCCTATACTTAAACATGATTTCTATAGAGAATGTAAGATCCAGTACATGCCCTATAAAGAACTCAAAGCAAGACTGGATTATGTAACTAAAGTAATCAAAGCTAGTGATGTTATCTTGAAATCTGATATCAGTAATACCAAAACTCTGTATACACATCTTAAGGAAGACAGTAAGACATATCTTGATATGTCTGACAGATATACTGCTCATGTGTATCCCAGCCAGGTATATACCGGTGGTTATACTACATCTTCCTCCAGCTTAGGATATCCAGTAGATGTGTTCATGAATGTCAAGGAAGATGATATCTCTATCTATAATCTATCTACTTCTCTGGAAGATATCAAATCTACCTTGTCTAACCTATCCATAGACACACTGAGTGATACTGTAGTAAAAGATATCACTGATACTATTCTGTATCTTAATGAGATTTTACTGGTAACAAGACATGATGTTAAATTCCTATCCAATATAGTAAGTTAAGTCTATGATAGATAGAAAACTTATGACATGTAAGATACTATCTAGTATAAAACCACATATACAGAAAGATGTAAATAAGGTATTTCATCTTAGAGATATGCTGGAAGATATACCTGATGATTATATCAAGTCTCAATTACGTAAGATATCTGCAAAACCTGTGTATAAAAATAAACTAAAACAGGCATTAGCTACAGATGCTCCGGTATCATATATCAAGTATTTTGATTACTGTGATACCAGACCTGTGTTACCAGCTAGTACACTAGGATACACGTGTAAGCTAGATATATTGGATATACTGATACCTATGATATCCGATATATCTCATCCTGATCCTGTAGTGTGGGAGTATACCTATAGGTATATGAATAATCTGATCAAGCATATCCGATCTGAGATATAG